GCATCAGTTAAAGAATCTCCTGCAAGCGCACCTATGAGGGTGTTTTGTATGCCCGAGGTGACTGCATATCCTGCTTGATTACCTACTGCCACGTTTGATGCGTCTATACCACTTCCTACATTTTGAGTATTTAATGCGTGTAATCCTACGGCTACACATCTTCCTCCTGATGTTTCTGTTGTTAATGCTGAATAACCAATAGCAACATTATCATTCGATGTGTTTTGGGCATCACCTGCAAGAGCCCCTATGAGGGTGTTTCTTACGCCCGTTGAGACTTGATTGCCTGCTAAATACCCTACAGCTACATTATGTGTGGTAGTAGCTGTAGTAAAGTTTTGACTATTTAGAGAACCTTGTCCAATAGCAACAGATCCAGATCCTAATGTATCACTACTTAACGAGTTGTGACCTACTGCTACATTTATGTCTGCATCAGTTAAGGCATCTCCGGCTAGTCCACCGATGAGGGTGTTTTGTATGCCAGTTGAGACTGACCTACCTGCTTCTTGGCCAATCGCTACATTAAAAGTATCTGTGGCCGTAGTAAGGTTTTGATCCCCTAAAGCGGCAGTACCAATGGCAACAGATTTACTACCTTTTGTGTCTGCCGTTAAAGAGAAGTAACCTAATGAAACATTAGACCCTCCCACATTTAAGGCATCGCCAGCAAGAGCGCCAATGAGAGTGTTAAGTGTGCCCGTTGAGACTGTTGTACCCGCCGCATAACCAACAGCAGTATTATTACTATCAGTGGATGTTGAGAAGTTTTGACTAGCTAAAGTTAAAGTACCAATTGCAACAGATTTACTACCTTTTGTGTCAGTAGTTAAAGAACCTCTTCCAACAGCAGTATTATAATCTGCATCAGTCAGTGCATCTCCTGCTCTACCCCCTACAAGAACATTTTCTATGCCTGTAGATAAAGAAAGACCTGCTAAATACCCTATAGCCGTTGATTCAGAATCTGCACCTGCGTTAAGAGTTTTAAGTGCTTGATAACCCACAGCAGTATTTCTGCTATTTGCGTCTTCTGTTGACAGAGCTTCAAAGCCTACTGCTACATTAAAATCCCCAGTTGTAATTGCAGTGCCAGCCTCATCGCCCACGACCACGTTGTTGTTACCGCCAGAGGCTATTGAGTTACCTGCGTTGACGCCAAGGCGTAGGTTAGATGTACCTGCTGTAGTGGTTGAAAGAGTTCCCCCCGTAGATGGAATCACAACATTACCACCACTGGTAATTGAAAGTTTTGAGGTGGCCGCTTCAGACGCCCCTGTCATAAACTCTAAGCTGGTAGCGTTACTAGACGAACTAAAGTCGCCCTCTGAAATAGCCTGTATAGCCGCCGCAATTAAAATGGCGTCCGTTCCCGTGCCTTCGTTTGGCGCTTGGAAACTAATCTTACCCAAAACATCATTGGCAGCAATATCAGCCTCTGCCGTTTGCAGAGTTAACAAAGCCGTGCTGTTATCACCCGTGCCGGGGTTTTTAACAAACAAGCTGGGTACGTTTAAATCAGTAAGCGCATCAACTATCGCTGCGCCTGATCCAGCGCCATCTGAATATACAGCTTTAGTGTGGCCGTTAGGAATGGTAACTGTAGCGCCAGAACCCATCTTAATAATAATGTCAACAGACGAACCTGTTGTGGCGTTCTCAATAAACCACATCTTGCTGACGGTGTTTGGACCCAATGTAATGGTGCAAGTGCTATCCAATGAACCTGTATACTTTAGGAACATTGCACGACCGGGATCAGTGGCCCCATCCGCAATGGTCGTTGCGTGGGTATCGGCGTTAGTCGTAATAGCCTCAGTGCCAAAGGCAAAGGCTTCTGCAATTAATTCTAGGTTGGTGTTAGTTGTATCGCCCCAAGAGCCAGACTGTTCGCCTGACCCAATTTCTTCTAGGCGAAGATCGTTTGTATATACACTTGCCATGTTATTATCCTATGCTGCAATATCCGCCCAAGACGGTGTTTGCGAAACGGTTATGTTTAAAAAATCAGATGTTTGAGATGGTATTATTTGACCCCATGTGGTTCTCAAATTACCGACTATACCTGTTGCGCTAACGCCCGTAACTTCTACATTCGCGGCCCCTACAATGGTTGTAGAACCTATGGCAGAAGTCATCTGTGATTCGACGTTAGTTGTGAAGTAGCTTCCTAGAACAGACGTTCCTGCGACACCTGTTACAGAAACATTAGCAAGACCTGTAACGGTTACAGCGCCAACGGCGCTTGTAGCTGAAGTTCCCGTGACGCCATTTATCGCGTCACCCGAAGTGGCAACGCCTGTAATTGCACTGGTCGCAGTTAATGGAAAGGCAACATTGGTATTCCAAGTGCCAGTATTCCACCCTTGTATGGAGCTATTCCACCCCTGAAAGGCTGCGACCGAATCGGCCATTAGGCTATCCGAATAATCGCGTTAGAGGCGTCCGCAGTTGGAAATACAATCGTAAAGTCGCCAGAACTGGCAGCTTTATCTGCGCCAAAGTCCAATACGCATACGGTAGGATCACCAGAAGCGACTTCGTTAAAAATCAACGCGCCCCGCACCGCCGAAATAGTAACCGTCGAAAACACCTCATCAGCAAAATCGGTAAGCGCGGTTGTGCTGCTTGCGACCGGAGTAACACTGGTCAGGAAGTTGCCCTTAGCGGTATAGTTTGTGCCACTGATTTCGTTTGTTGACGTATACGCCGTGGTCGCAGCGGTAAACGAGGAGCTATTATTGTACAAAGCCAGTTTAAATTTGTCACTTGCCGCCGTAAAGTTGTGAACGCCCTTCATTAACTCTACTTTAAATGAAGTGCATAGAAAGTTGCCACTGAAAGCCATTACATTTTCCTTATATATTCGGCCAACTTTAGCTGACCAGCATCTTTTATTGCATTATATACTGTAGTTCTGTCGCTTTGAATAGCCTGTTTCATATAGATAGCCACAAGCTTCTCTACATCGTCTCGATATGCAAGCGCTTGATCCCGTATTTCAGGGGGCGCGGTTTCGGAAATACTTACAATTTTATTTACGCAACGCTTTGCAGTCTCTTCAGGAGTAAAACCACGGTTGTCTGTAGTTTCCACTCCCACCTTAAAATCATTAGACATTTCAACGCCAAAAGACATTTCGTTCATTGTTTTTGCCTCACCACTGGTCCGGTTCTGTACTCATCTGTAACTTCTTTGCTCTCGCCAAGTAGCTTGAGACCCATAATAGCCTCAACAAAACGCTTTTCGTACAAGACCTGCATGTCCTGTTCACCCTTCATATACACATACGCTTCCATCAAGCTTCCGTACAAAATTGCTAAATCTGCATTTTCACTGATCCACGTTGTAGTAATGTCAGGCACTATCTTTTCGGAAGTTGTTCCGCTGGGAACGTTGTTAACTACCGCAACAGCGCCGCTGGTGTTTCCAACCAAAGCTGTTCCAGAAGCGGCCGTTCCTCTAGGGTAAGCATCCGTCAAACCCGCAGGAAAGTTAGCGGTTAAGGTTGTGTTACCCGTTCCGGTGGTCCCGGTAACGATAAAAGAAGAGTTTTCAGTAGAAGAAGTTGCCCCCGCAGGAGTTGCAATTATTGTTTCTCCCGGAGAAAAAACAGTTCCACCAGTATAAGCCACCGAAAACGTAGTCTGACTTTTGGTCAAGCTGGTTGGACGGTAGAAATAATGTATTTCAGCCGCATAGCCACTGTCCGGAGTGGGGCTTAGAATCAAATTGTTAAGGTCATACTGAGCATAGTAACGAGGAGGGCCCGTTACTGTAGCATCTGGGTTAAAAGACTGCACAAAGTTAGAGTCTTTGAAGTCTAAGAACACAACGTTGCCAGAACTGTTGGTGAAAGACAAAGCAAACGGCGCTAAGAAGTCGCTTGGAACCCCTAAGAACTTATTGGAAGCAGACATTGCGCCAGCGTCGTTCTTTTGGAACAAGCTTAGTTGAACGTTCTTTAAGATACGCTCTTCTGTGTTTTTAATGAAAACAGGAAGATTACTTACAAACGTTGTTTCATCGTTTTCCGTGTAATCCAGTATGGCCTGTTTTAATGTAGTATAAGTATAGCTCATGATGTAACCACCGTAACAACTCCTGCAAAACCAAACGCCCGTGTTGGTCTGGGCTGCGGTGCTTCTACTAAGGGAATCCCGACATAAACGTCTAAGACCTCTTTTTTATCTGGACGGGCATTTTTAAGGGCTTGGGGATCTGTGGCTTTGCGAAAAGGCCCTAGTTGAGGTTGTTTAGCTTCAAACTCATCCCTGCCAACAAGCAGACCGTTCCACTCTTCGCGCATGTCTTTATAACGATACCGGAAACCGGATCGGTCAGAAATTGCAAAAGCGTTTTTGCCTATTGCAAACTTACCCATTAGCCTACCCTATAATAATCGTACTTCGGAACAACGTTAAACGATGCCCGGTCACGATCTTCAGTCATAGCGCGTTCAAACTCTTCTTCATACATAGCTTTTAACATCTGAACACGATTAGGAGCCCGCTTTACCGAAATATAATAAGCCAACCCTGCGGCCAAACATGGATAAAACCTAAACGGCATGTCCATATTGTTTATAAAGGTATCAGCATCGTCCATGCGTGTAAGAGCATTGTAAAAAATAACATCAGTGTCGTTTTCTGGAGTAGGCCAAATCCTTAAAATCGGCGTAACCTGACGATCTAAAAAGAATTGGTTAGGCCGAGACTGAGTGGTCTTGTTAGGAATATTAATATAGTCATCTCTACTTAACCTAGACAAAGCAAAGTCTGTCCCGTCCCGCCGAACTACCACAGACAAAATATCTATATTGCTTCTTACGTTAAAAAAATCTACCGCAGAAGTTACAGTTGTACTAGCACCACTTGTTTCACCTACAATAGTTTCACCCGCAACAAATGTCCCTGAAGGTATAGTTATAGCAAAAACAGTAGCAGAAGTAGCACTTGTTAGTGAAGCAGTAGCACCACTTGTTACACCTGTAATATTTTCACCCAATCTAAAAGCGTTAACAGTCCCTACTGTCATATTTAATATTCCGGCAGGATAATCAGCAATACCTGTAACTAACGGCAAAGATACCTGCTTAATAGTCCACTGATTTAAACCCCGGTTAGCCCATTCGGCAAGCATCAGGTTTAAAGATCGTTTGGCGGATTTAAGGTCGTAACCCGTTCTAACCTCTAAGCCACACCGCTCAAAAGCTTCTTCAATATAATCAGCTACATCAAGATCAAAATCTACGCTATTAGAAACCGCCATCTCATTCCTCGCTGTAAATATTGTCAAATATTTGGGTTACATCTAATGTATAGTCTAAATCAGATTTAGAATAATGTACATGCTGCGAAGGTTTGAAGTCTGGAGCGCCTTCTCCGGTTTCAAACCACGCAGGGTGAGTTACCCGCACACGATTGTTAGGTAACGCTACAATGTTTCCGGTCCACTCATCAGCATCTAATAGCTGCATAACATGAGCTTGTTTGTGTTGAGCCGGATCATCTGCAACGTCGGTATCTGTGTAATCAACGGTAAACATATATTTAGCAGGGAAAAACCTGCCATCTATCTTCGCCATCCAAGGACAAGGAGTAGCCCTGTCTAAGGTATATACAGCGTGTGTATGTGAAGGGCAGTCCCAAGGTTGTGCCTCGTGTACAGCCATAGGCTTGGGCCAATCTTCTAAAGGCTCATCTGCAACCAAGGCAGTTATAGGCATACGAGCCCACATTGCACCGCCATGAACATTAGCATCGCCGTCCTCATCAGCTTCGCAACCCGTAAAGATTACTTGAAAGCTTAAACAACGGTTGGGCATTGTTGTTACGGCAATGACCATAGCGTGAAGGAACTCGCCGTGATAACGCTCATGATTGACCGTATACTCACGACGAACCCAACACTTAAAGTGAGGTATGTTACTTTGCAAAAAAGGCATTTATTTATTTTTTCTTAGCCGCGCCGCCGCGCTTCATTTTAGCCGCGCCGCCTTTAGCAAAGCCTTTTTTCTTCATCATAGCGCCGCCTTTAGCAAAGCCTTTTTTCTTCATCATAGCGCCGCCTTTAGCGTAACCTTTTTTCTTCATCATAGCGCCGCCTTTAGCGTAACCTTTTTTCTTCATCATAGCGCCGCCAGCGCGTTTCTTCATAACACCACCCGCGGCTTTCTTTGCAACAACTGGTTTTTTCTTTGTGGCTCCACCTTTAGCGTAACCTTTTTTCATCATTTTCTTCATGATACAGATCCTTTTGTTTTTTTACGTTTACGTCCTAATACTATTCCACAACCCCTAGCCACCACTGTTCCGGAAGGAGTCTTGCCCCGAAAAGGTCTTTTTGCTTGTGTCGCAGAAGGATCTCCACCTCTGGACATGTTTTTAACAGTAGCAGCTTTTGTGTTTTTTACAACTTGTTGTCCTTTAGAGCCTGCTCGCTTCTTTTTTGTAGCCGTAGCTTTGCGCTGGGCTTTAGTAAGAGACCGAGCTTTACTCTCAGGTAAGCATCGGTCTGGGTTTTTCTTGTCTTTAGAAGTGCCGCAAGGTCCCTTAATAGACCCGTCAGAGCCTATTCTGACCCAGTTTTGGTCGCGCCATTTCTTTAGCTCGCCCATTTAACTTTTCTTTCTAGGGGAACGCAGCATTGTTTTTAGAGTTTTTGCTTGCCCAGCATGAAGCTTTGAAGCTTTTTTCAAACCCGTTACAACCTTCTTAACTTTTCGTTTGTTACCTTTACTTAGCATTATCCCTTTTTCCTTTTACTTTTCTTAGCGTAATTGG